CTATCCCTTTAAATGCTAACTCCATTCTATCTGCAAAGATAACACCTTCCATCATTTCTTTTGCTTCTAATGCACCACCAAAGCCTGGCAATTCTCCTATTCCTTTCAAACCAAGTCTTACTCCAGCTTCACCTAAATCACCTGCTTCCTTGTTTATAGCATTTTTTAGGTCTTCAGCACTACCACCTGTTTGAATAATACTCAATGCTGCCTCTGTTGCTACTCCAATCTCTGTATCAGTATAGTTAGCACCATAATTTACTTTTATGTTTGTAGGCATATACATGGAAATCGCAGTATCTAATCTTGTTGTCGGTGCTCTTTCTATTCCAATTGTAGAGTTTTTATCACTTATTCTTGTTTTTTGTATTATGGGGTTGTGTTTAATTCTACCTGTGGTGTCTGTTTTTAAATTACCAATCACATCTGTATAACCACTTAAAAGATTACTTGATGTTATGTTTGCAATTGCTTTTTGTAAAAACCCACCTGTCTTAGTGTCAAATTCTTTTACCACAGCAGGTATTTTTCTTTTTTGTATTTCTTTTTGTATGTTCATGGCACCTTCTGGTTTATCAGTTGCATCACCAAATTTTAGTTTAGTGCTTTGTTGTTCATTGATAAAAAACATAATATAATGTCCATTATTACCAATGCCAGGGTCAGCGCCCACATCAATAGGATATGTCAACATCTTTGTTGATTGTTGTGTACGATTAATTGGTGCAGTAACAGATGAATCTGCCCCACCAATATCACCACGAATGACACTACCTATGTTACCAGCAACCCTTCTTAGATTTTTTCCTAGTAGTCCTGTAACAGCAGATTTGCCTTGTCTTTTGAATACATCAATTGCCATGTATAAATAGTCCTGTGATTTTAAAGTATTTATAACGATTATGACATATAAAGGAAAGTTTAAACCGAAAAACCCCTCAAAATATAGAGGTGATGTGAGAGAAATAGTGTATCGTTCATCATGGGAATTGAAGATGATGAAGTATTGTGATACCACTAAATCTATTGTTGAATGGGGTAGTGAAGAATTGGTTATACCATATGTATCGCCGTGGGATGGTCGTTATCATAGATATTTTCCAGACTTTTATGTAAAAGTTCGTGATAAGAATAGTAATATAAAGAAATACATCATTGAAGTTAAACCTAAACATCAATGCACACCACCAGAAAAAAGTCCTAAACGCAGAACAGGTGCTTGGTTCAATAAAGTTAGAACATGGGGTATCAATAAAGCAAAGTGGGATTCTGCAAAAGAGTTTTGTTTAGACCACAATATGGAATTTAAGATACTAACCGAAGACCATTTAAATCCTCGTTAAGCAGTCGCTTGAGAATTGATTGTCCTGTATATTGGATTATTGTCAATGATAGATGTAGAGTTAGAAGTTACATTTTTTGAACTAGTGGTTTTACTATTATTGACATTTGTTTGTATTATCTGACTTCCTTTTTGTCCACCAAATAATGCCATAGCTTTACTAACTGCGTTAGCTTGTATCTCTTGGGCAGTTAGTTGTTTTTCTGCTGGGGTTGGGGATTCCACGCCAGTTTCAGCACCTACTTTACCACCTCCACTAACAGTATCGTCAACATCACCAGCACTAGGTGAGGTGCCTTGTGGTTCGTCAGTAATTGGTTTTAGTCCGAACATTTTTCCTATACGAGAATTTGCGAAATAATTGTATAAACTTTTAAAAGCACCAACTATTTTGTCAAATAAACCACTAAGGAACTCTCCTAATTTTTTAAATATACCTAATTTTTTACCAATGTATATGAATATACCTACAATAGCAGCAATTGCTAATCCAATTGGATTTGCTATTAACGCTGCTCCTAATATTTTAAATGGCATAATTAACATCATAGTCATTCTTCCTAAGAATGTCATCATCGCTGTCATACCTTTTGTTATTAAACCTGCTGTGCTTTTTAGTGATACTTTTGATAATGCTCCATAAGCACCTCTTATTCCATTACCCATACTTGATAAACTTCCTGATATCATACGACCAGCACCTTTAAATTTATCTTTTATAAATTTATCTATCGTGCCTTTTTTATATAAACCTAAATGTGCTTCTTGTTTTATTCTATCACCAATTTTTCCAATACCACTAGTTAATCCTTTAAAACTATCTTTCAACTTACCAAATATTTTACCAAATTTAGTCTGTTTAACAGTATCATCTGCCTGTTTACCAATATTATCAATTAGTCCTGCTAAAGCAAACAAAGAACTTTTGATTAAATTAAACATCATTTTTGGTTTTAATACTGCAAGAACACCCAAAATAGTAAGAAAGTTTTCTCTTATAACAGTAAATAATTTTCCAAATGTGAACTCACCTTCAAACAATCCCATAATATCTGTTACTAACTTTTTTAATCTTAAAATTATATTAACAACTACCTTTTGCACAAAAGATGATTGTAAGAATTTAGCAAGAGCAAAAAACGCACCAGCAGTTAGAAGTGCTTTTATCACACTAGGTGTTTCTCCAACAAAATCTTTTGACCTTTGTATTAAACCTTTTATTCCAGAACCTATTTTATTTAATCCATCTACAAGTCGTAGGTTTTGTGCATTTCTTTCTTGTTTTTCTTCTTCATCAGCAGAGGCATTACCTTCATTCAACTCATTTGCTGTTTCTTGAGCTTCTACATTTTGTTCGTTACTATCAGTTAATCTTTCTAATAGTTCTGTATTTTTTTGAGAGTGAGAAGTAGCTTGGTTTAAACGATATCCATCTCGTTTTGCCTCCTCAGCATTATTTCTTTTAAGTTCCTCTACTACTGTACCAAAATCTGCTTCCATTATTTTTTACCTGAACCTACATATAGTCCAAACCAAGCGGCACCTGCCCCTACTATGACTGATACAAAAGCAGATTGTGCGTTTGTTGGGTCAGGTAGTGTCATAAACCACTCTGTTGTTCTGTAAAATGCAAATCCATAGAGTGTGATTAACATTCTAGGAAATACACGCCATCTATCAAAACTAGAGGCAGAACTGTTGTACCAACTCTCCTCTTTAGTTTCTACTTGTTTTACTTCTTCAGCCATTGTTCATCTTCCTATTTTCTTTTTCTATTCTTTTGTTTTCTTCTTTAATCCATTTTTGTAGTAATCCTACATATATTTCTCTTTCCCACGGCAACATATTCTCTATCTCTGTCAATGAGTATTTATGGTGTTGCATCATTGCAAAGTTAGTTTCATAGTAACTTTTTAGGCTCTCGTGAGAGAGCCCTATTCTAAAAAACTGTTCAAACCCTCTAACAAAACTTCACTCTTTACATTTGTTTTAGGATTTGTAACCTCTACTACATGTCTTAATTTTGGCATAGTTTCAAAGAACTGAATAATTTTTTCAAATTGTGTAGTGTTCAATGATTCTATAAATTCATTTAATTCTTTATCAGATATGTCTACTCTATTGTAGATATCTTCACCAAAGTGAATTTCAGTAATACACTTTTCTAGTGTTTTAAAAATTAACTCAGTTTCTTTTCCATCTACAAACATTTTAGTATGTTTTAAAAGTGGATAAGAAAATATCATTTTAACATCATCTGTTACTTGTAACACATTTGTATGGTCATCTGTCATATTAACTTCTATTTCAGATAAATCAAGTGTAACAGGTGCCATAGTTTTATTATCATCTGGACATTTAAGATTTATATCTACTTTATCTCCTACAGATTTTCCTCTTACCCTTAAAAATATATACTCTGCATCAAATATAGGACAAGTGTCTGGATTAACAGCACCAAAAGTGCAATCTCTAATCAAAGCAGACATAGTGTTTATCATGTCATCTTGATTTTTAGATTCCTCTGCCATCATCAATTGTTTTTGTTCCTTTACTAAAAAAGGTCTATACTTTACTTCTTCACCTGTTGATGGTAAAGTCAATGTATAGGTTGGTGTTTCAAGTTTAGGTAAAGCCATAATTTTTCACTCCAATTGTTATAATCTACTTAATACTTTAGGTATTCTATTTAATAATTTTCTCTCTACTTGGTCTGCAAGAACTCCTTGCAATCTATCTAATAATGGTTTAGGTAAATCTGCCTCATCTGTTAAGTTTTTCCAATATCTATAACCAAATACTACATCCACTTCTTGAGCAGTTTCTGCCTGAGCACCAGATAGTGCTTGGTCGCCGATGTTTTTTGGAAAACACTCAATTAATTCACAACCATATCTTCTGTTATTTCTTTGGTCTAATTGATATATTTGTATTGTTCCTGTATAGTCATCATAATAGTTCATTGCAAAAGTTTGAGGATTAAATGCAAGTCTTTGCCAAGTTTCAAAAAACTTTTTTTCTCTCATATCATTATGACAATAAAACTTTGCAGAAATATCACCATAAGTAAATCCATCTGCAATCTCTCTGGTTGGGCCATAAATATTTGTGTCCTCTGTTACTGTAATGTTTCTGCCTGGAAATGATATAGAATGACATTGATAAGATACATCTCTGACATCTCCCCCACCTACTTGACCTAATAATACTTGTGAAAATAAATTAGTAGAAGCAGCAGGCCCACCTGTTCCTCTAGTTCCTGATGGTGGTAAAAATATTACTTCGTATTTGGAAGGTAATGCCATTCCATC